TCCCAGGATGCGCCATTCCACCAGCCGCGGCGATGCCATGCGCCGGCCGTCGCGTCATACACCCACGTCGCGTTGCCGGTCGGAAAATTGATGACCCAAAACTCGTGACCTTCGTCCTGGTAGACGAAAGAAACCGCGTCCGCGGTTGTCGCGTAGCTCGCCCATACTGCCTCTATCGCGTGGGTCGAGATGCGCGTCGGCACATAGCCGGTTGCCCTGTATGCCACCGTCCAGCCGCGCGGATCGCCACCGAGCCATCCGATTCCGTCGCCGATGCGCGCGAGCGACCACGGCGCAATGCAGCCGCGGTGCATAAACGCGCTGGGGTCCCGCGCGCAGCTAAAGCCGGTCGCGTTCGGATCCGTGCGCCAAACTTCGCTCGTCTGCGTCCCGAGCACATACAGTTCCTCGTGATCGGAGAGCAGGGCCGCGATGTTATCGGGGTATGCTTCCTTGGTCGCGTAGTTGAGTAGATCCCAGGTGGTTCCGTCATTCGGCGCGCTCGAATACATCTTTTTCGAAAAGGCCGGCGTGATGATAAACGTGGAATCGAGAAACGCACCTTGCAGCGCGTAAACGGGCTGCGTGACGCTGAACGCTGCCGCTGCGTGGGTGGCGATGGTCGCATTGACGGTGATATGGGTAGCATCGACGAAGGTTTGAATGAGGTAGTTCGACCCGTTGTAATTGATCGTCTGACCTGGCATCGAATCATCGAATTGCAGGCCGCTCGCCCACGTTAGCGTGGTCGAGCCGTTCGCCGTCAGTGTGCCGGTGACTGCGAGCGCCATCTGATACGTGGCGCTGCCGGTCGTTTGCGCGGGCTCGCTGATGCCTATCACCGTCGAGCTCGTGAAGCTGGTCACGGGAAACGGCGCGCTGTCAATGTAGATGATGCCGCCCACCATCGACGCGTCAAACGCGGTGCCACTCAGCCAGGTAACGATAAGGCCGGTAGTGTCCACGGAGACGGTGCCGAAACGGTTCGGGAATAGCGCCGGGATAACGGCGGTGCCGGTGTCCACCCAGGCCTGGCCGGCTGACACGACAAAGAGCTGCGTCCCGTTCGGGTACATCTGGACGGGGTTGCCATCATTGCCCACGTCGCCGCGGAGGGTGTATGTGTTGTTTGAAAAAACCTCGTAGAGCTTCGAGCCGGCCGCTACGAACATGCGTGACTCACCGATCCAGATACCGCGGATCGGTGAGGTTGGGAGCGTGAGCGCGAGCGTGAGCCCTGGCGTTTCGCGCAGGTATCGCACGTTCTGGCCGTCGCCCGATTCGATCCCCTCGGGGAACCAGTTCACGCAGCTCTGCGCGTCTGCGAGTAGCGAGTCGGCCGTGTAGGCCGCGCCCGCGAAACCGTCGAATTTCATCTGTGGGGGTTTAGTCTTCGTTCTGGCCGTCGAGCCAGTTGTAAAGGCCAGCGCCGTCGCCGTCGAACATCGCGGCATCGCCGGCGTTGAGCTTCGGCGATTCGCAGTTCAGCGCGCCGATGCGCTCGGTAGCCTGCCGCGCGAATTCAATCGTTGCCTCGCTCGGAGCTCGGCCGAAAGGAACCGAGAGCCGCAACGCGAGGTGATAGAGCCACCATTCCGCATAACCGGGGGGGTAATCCACCGCGTTCGCTACGGCCGTGAGGTTCGCGTTTTGGTGCCAGGAGTATTGTTCCCACTGATAGGCCGCGTCGGGGATCGGATAGAACCAGAGCTTTGCGAATCCGGTGGTAAATCCGCGGTCGTTATAGACCTTGCGCGGGGGGCCGTAGACGGTCTGGTACTTGATCGCTGCCCATTCCTCGGCCGTGATGATGTCGATTTTGCGCCGCACGGTCGCGCTCAAAAGCAGATTCGCGCGCGTGATTCTGACGGGCCTTGCCGCGACAAAGTCGGGGGTAGCTGCGCCGGCCGGATCCACGCCAATTGTGTAGCTCTGCTTATTCGGCGTCATCGTCAGAGTGTCGAGCTGCGCGGTGTAGATCGTCGGTTTCTGCGCGTTGGATGAATCAATGAGCCGATTCAGATAACGCAAACCGGTGGCCTGGTCTGCCGTGCTCGGCGTGTCGCCGGCCGCGTAAGCGCCGATTTCCACGAGCGCGTCAGTTATCAGGTCGAGTCCGGTTTGCGTTGTCATGGGTTACTTCTTTGCGCGGGGCTTCGGAACGTCGGCCGGCGCTTCTGCCTCGGCTTCGAACGTCGCCGGGGTATCGCTCCAGTCCTTGCCTGTCTCGGGGTGATCGACCAGCGCCGCGTGCTCATCGGCGTTGTTGACTACCTGAGTTTTTCCGCTGCGGTGATAGCGAACGCTCGGGTAGTCCTGGTGTACGTAGGGCTTGGCCGGCGCGTGCGCGTGCGGGTTGAGTTTCTGTAAAATGCCTTCCTGCATGGGATCCTTTTTTCGGTGAGAAGATGGCGCGCGCAGTGAATGAACGGGCCGGCGTGATCGCGCTGCGCGCGCCGCGATCCCTCCGGATGAATCAAGCGGAGCCTAATAGCTCGGGTAAAACTTCGCGGCGTTTGTGTCGTAGGTCCAGCAAATCTCCTTCGACACAACGGCCGTACTCGCGAGCGCGATGTTATTTGCCGTGGTCGTGGTGAAGATTCCATCGGGAACCACACAGAACGAACCGAACGCGAAACCAACCGGGATGTTGAAGCCAGTCACCGCAGCGGTGCCGGTGACGTGAAACAGCGGGCCGCTCGGCGTAATGAGCCCTGCCGCGGATGCGACGGCCGCAGTGACCACGTCGAGCGCGGCGCTGTTGCCCCATCCAGGTACCCAGGAGCTGGTCACGGTCGAGCAGAGCCACTCATTACCGCTCTTGACGTTGACCCAGGGGGTCACAAACGTATTGGCCGCGGTGCATGAGCCGCTCGGGTCGTAGCCGTAAAACCAGTTCGGGTTGCCGGCGAGGACCATAGAGCCGCTCGGGAATGCTACGGCCGCGCCGCCGTTATTGCGGCGAACGCTGATTGCGGTACCGACAACGCCAGTAACCAGCATGGTTTCGCCGCGCTGGTTGCCGGGTGCCACGATGTACAGCTCAGTGCCTACCGTGTTGTTTTGCAAGTTCGGCGCGTTGATGCCGGTCGCGGAGCTGACATACAGTACCTTGTCGGTTGCGAGCGCCGCGGCTGAGAGTGACGTTTGCGTGAGAGTGTTGGTCTGCGCGAATACCGGGCTCGCGAGGACGGCAAGCACGGCGATAAACGGGAGTCGTTTCAAAATGTTCATCAGATTTTTTCCTTGGTGATCGAATTGGCAGAACCGCGAGGGCGCGCCGCGGATCGGGCGCGCCGTGCGGAGCTGCGGGGGATCAAACTAGCCGGCGATTACGCAGGCGAGTTCGCGGTATAAAACGCCAAAGCCGTCGAGAGTATCGAAGCGATTTCCATGTACGCGATTGGTTCCGTCGAAGAATCGAACGAAAGAGAGCGTGAGCCCTGTATCGGGGTCCGTCTCCTGGTAGGCTTCTTCAACACCTTTGCCGCTTTTGGGGTCTTCGAGGGGGATCGAGACGAACGCATACGCGTCCTTGTGCATCAAAATCGCCTGCGGGCTCGTGTTGCCGGCCGTGCCAACAACGGTGATCGCAATGCCATCGTTCGGTGTCGCGGTGACGTTCTGGTACTGGCCGGCCGGCGTGATGCCGGGGGCCACTGTCAGAGTGGAGAAGCCCGAGCCATCGGATGCGGCCGGCGCGAGCACCACGAACTGTTGCAGATCGCCGGTCGATTGGCGGGTCTGCGGATGCACGCTGTAGATGCCGGCGATGGTAAAGCGGTCGCCAACTCCAAGAATGCTGGCCTGGCTCGCGGTCCATCCCTTCGTCACGAGCTGCATCGTGTCGTTGTTGCCGTTCGCGGTCGTTTGGCCTGAGCCCTTAATAAGCGGGGTGCCACCCTGCGCGCCAATTGTCTGCACGTAGATGGTCTGGTCGCGGTGCCATTTGTAGCCAAGCGGCGAGCCGTCCACTTCACCCCTATCGAACGACTTTCCAAGCGAGCCGGCCGGGTTGAACAGCGACTTCTGACCGATCACAAACGAGGAAGACATTTTTCGGTTGATAATCACCGAAAGGTCTTCTTCGGGGGGTAGCCCCAACTGCACGATTTTGTCGCCCGCGGCGAGGTACGTATCAATCAGCGTTGGTGTGGTGCCGGGGGTACCAACCATGTTGAAAGTGTTCTGCGCCACGAACTGCGCTGCGCGGCTGTTCGTGTCGTGCGCAATTGCGATGGCTGCGGGCTTGGCGTAGCTCTCCTGGATTTCGTCGATCGAGAGCGTCTTTTCGACCGAATCCCACTCGAAATGCACGCCCGTAACGTCGTTCACGGTGATCGACGTTTTGATGTTGCTGAGGGCCTGGGGTTGATAGAGCAGGCCGCGCGATGCCTGGAAGCGTTGCGGTTTGCGCACGCTGACCGTGTCGCCCACTTTTGCGCCGGCTTTCGCAAACTCTTTGCTGTACTGCTTGGTCATGTTTTTGCACACGGCCAGGTATCCGCCAAGGTTCATGAGGACAAGCCGCGTGAACACTTGCGGGGTAAGAATGATGTTGTTAGCCACTTAGTTCCTTTTCAGTGCTGCCGATGCCAGGCGCTTGAACGTGCTCATCGAGATATCGGGGTCATCGAGCGCCAGCGATTTCGCGCCTGCGCCGCCGCCCACGTTCGCCGCTGGCTTTGGCAATGGTTTTTTATCTGCGGGTTTCGCAGCCGGTTTTTCAATGAGGGATTCGAGCCGGCCGAATTCCGCGACCTGGCGCAATGGCGGGAGTGCCGCGATGCGTTTGGCCTCGTCCGGATCCTTGGCGAGCCGGTACGCTACTTCGGGGCCGTGCTCCGACGAAACAATAGCCTCATGCAGCGCGCGGGAAATCTGAAGTTTCCCTACGGTCGCGAGTACTTCGTCATAGTCGGCGTGCTTCTCGCGAGCCGTTTCCACGCGCGAATTGTGCGCGGTCAACGTCTCCTGTTCGGCACGCTGCGCGACTGCCTTCTGCTTTTCCTGTTCTCGTCTCGCCTCGCGCTGGTCCGATTTCCATTCCGTCAGAGCTTCGATATACGCGTCGTACGTTTCGAATTTCTGCGGGTCGGGTCGCTCGGTACTCTGAGCCGCTGGCTTCGCTGTTTCTTGTGCGGGTTGCGATCCCGATGCCAGTTTCTGCTTGAGTTCGTCGCGTTCGCGCTCGGCTTCCCGTTGCGCCTTTACGGCTTTGTCAATGCGCTTCTGGACGTTGTCGCCGTCCTTCGCCCTGAACTTGCCATCTTCGCCGCGGGCTTTTCCCTCGCCGGTTTTTCCGTCTGCGTCTGCTTCGCTCGCGTCCGAGTTCGAGCTGTTCTGGTCGCCGTCGCCGTCGCCGGCGTCAACTTCCGCGGGGGGTGCTGCTTCACTCTCAGAGCCCGCGGCCGGCTTTTCATCGCCTGTAACCATCGAGCGCAATTCCGCGAGTGAGTAATCACCGCGGGGGGCCGCGGTGTCCTGTTGTTCCATTGGTCCTTCTGTTGCGCGGTCTTTCAGCCGGCCGTGAGGCGTGGGGTTTACTGCTTAACTTGTGGCTCGCGCGGTGGAATCTGCGGGGCCTGCTGTATTTGTCGCTGCTGGAATTCCTGCTGGTCCTGTTGGGCCTGCATCGCGTGGTCTTGCTCTTGCTGGTTCTGCAATACCTGGTGCGAGTGCTCCATTGCTGCGAGCCCTACCTGATGCGCCTGGTCAAACATCGCTTCGAGCTGCGCGCCTTCGCGGTCTGCATCTGCGATGCCGGTTTTGAGCGCCGCTTGAATCTCTGCCACGCGTAACTGTGTCCAGGACTTCAACGCTTCGATGTTGAACTTGGCATCTGATTCCGCCTGGCG